CGCATTTCGGAGAAGCCATCGAGGGCATAATATATTAATCAGCTTGGGGTAATAACGCCGATTTTAACTAGTGTTTGTTCTATGAAGTAAGAAGGAGCTTGTTGACTCCATCCGGCATTTAGTCTGCCAATGTATTCTACTTCATTTATGATATTGCCACCTGTAAAGCCGCCATATCTATTTCTTTCTATTTCATCAAACCAACCCATCCTAGCTGTACCCTTATCTACAGGTGTTACTACTTTAAGTTGTTCTGTTCCATAGTGTATTAATTCTTCTATTTCTTCGTTAGCAATTTCTTTGACTTCACGTTCAATACGTTCTATCTCTTGCTTGAAGTTAACTATCTCTAAAGAGACTAAACTATTTTTTGCCATCATTCATCCAAGGTGGTGTCCAACCAGTATCATCACCGTCTTTGGCTTGCATCATCATTTCGAGGAACTTGCCTTTAGGTAGTGCTTTTACTTCTGCTGGAATGTTATCTTTCATCTGCTTCAACGAAGCAAACACATCTTCCGCTTTTCCTTTAAAGCCCTGTGCTTGTAAACCAAGATATGTTCTTTGGTCTTCTCTATAACCCACAGGTCTTTTCTTGAAGTAGTCAACCCACTTGAGTAATTCCGTATAAGGCATTTCTTCTTCTAGCTTGTATACAGGCATCTTTAGCTCGTATGCTATTTCGAAGATAGTCTCTTCAGATTGACTTAGTTTCCCTCAGTTCCACCAGCAAGGCCAGATAATTCCATAACCTTGTTTGATAGTTTATTTAATTCTTCGATAGGGAATGTATCGAAGTCGTCGTCTGATAATTCATCAGCACCTAGTACTGCTACTTTAATAATGTCACGAAGGAGTCCTATTTGCTTTTTAGCGTCTTCGCTGTCGCCTACTTTAGCAATAACTTTTTGAAGGTCTAATATTTCACCTACAGTAAGTTTCTTGACTTCTACTTTGTCGCCCATAAATGGGACTTTTTCTGTTATTGTTTTTCCAACGAGATGTTTCATTGTTTGTTTCCTATTAATTTAATTTATCTTTTTCTGAAAATAATTCTGGGTTATTCGCTTGAAAGTCGTCTAGCAACTTACGTACAGTATGTAACACACTTAATGTTTCCATAATCTCACGGCCTGTTGTGGACTCGTTATCAAAGTCCTTGAATCTTTCAAATGATTTTCTAATACTTATATCAACACTTCTGCGCATGTGGCGAAATGTTGTCCTCATGACAAAAGCTTTACTGAATGGTTTGTCCATTGTTCTCTCTCTTGTTAGTGGAGGCTCTCCGAAGAGAACCCCCTGATTCTTATCTAGTCACTATTATATAGTAGCTGGACCAAAGAAATCTGATTGTGCTGACAAAGTAACAGTTGCAGTTGTTGCGTCTGTTAATGCAGGGTTAACCAAGATAGCTTCGATTTTTCCTAAGAAGTAGAACTCAGTGTTAGCAGAAGCGATAGTCGCAGAAGCGCCTTCGTCTGCAGAAGTTGCTGAAGAACACATCATGAAACGGAATACAGCGTCTGTACCGATTAAAGCATGGATGTCTGTCATTTCAGATGCAACGTAGTTTACTGTTACTTCTAATGTAGGGGCATCAGCTTGACCTTGAACCTGTGAAGAAGTCTTTTGACCGTATACAGGAACGTTTACGATGTTTGCTGGTGTACCTATTGATGGGAATTCACGTACTGAAGGCATACGGACGTGGTCTGCATCTGCAGTTCCGTCAACTGTACCTACGAATAGTGCCGCACATTCTGCTACAGTGTCTGTTCCTGTAGGGATTGTGCCTTTGAAGATGTCTAGGTATGTAAAGATACCTGCACCTAATGATGATATGTGTGCCATTTGTTATTCTCCGTAATGTGTAAATGGAATTATGTAAGATGCACTATAAAGTGCTTTGTTCGAAGGGTCTAAACCCTCCACTGTTAAATATGATGTTCCTAGCTCTGTAGTACCATACATTTCATGTTGTAGTAATGTATCAAGCTTGTCACTTATCTGCATTATTCTTTTGTTACCTTCTCCAGCTTTTACAAATATCTTAACAGCAACTAAACCTTTAGTAGATTTCTTTGCGTCATAAGCGTAGTAGTCACTAGAAGACGGCATAACATTTAGTATGCAGTATTCATCTGTATCACTCTTTTTACCTTGGTAGTTTGATGGATAAACAGCTATGCCGTTAGTTACCCAAAAGACATCAGCAAACTGAGCTTCAATGTTGTTAAGTATGTTTTCAAATGCCATTACTTCTCCTTCGTTAATACAGCTTCAGTGATGAAGCCATTGTCTGAGTAGTCAACAACGTTATAGATAACGCCGCCAACCTCAAGAGAGTCGTAAACCTCAAGGTCTACTACACCCTTAATCAGCGCAGAAGTTGTAAAGCCTTGTCCTGAACTAGTTTTCTTTGATTCAATAAATAGTTCTATTGTTTCATAAGAAATAGTTGATTCAGTAGATTGAGTAGCGAAATTATAATCGCCAACATTCTTAACTGTTAAAGTTCCAGTTTGTTTTAAGTCACCAATGGCATTAAAAGCTTTATCAACGGCGTTGTTGATTCTAGCCTTCATTGACATTAGTTAGCCCTCCACCAAGAACCACCTTGCCCTACAGAACCACGAACCACTAGGGGCTTGATAGCTTTGAGGACAAGGGAGTTTTTCATTGGAGTGCGAGTGACATCACCATTGGAGTCAGATATAGATATCGACCCAACACTGATACTCTCGAATGTTTGTGTTGAACCTGTCAATAAGTCTTCGTTATTAACTAGGTGTAAAGCTTGCTCGTAAACTGCGGTTTTAACCATAGTAGGGATTTCTGTTTCACCGGGAGTGACGTAGAAACCCATACGAGCGTTATGATACCTGGCATTCTTTCGAGGCCATGCAAGAGCTTGGGAGGAACTAACAGCAGAACCAATCCAAGCATGGTCATCTACTATCTGAGTAGCAGTAACGAGTGCTTGTTCTTTGATGTCGTCTGAAGCGTCAAACCAGTTGGCGTTATCAATACGAGTCTCAAAGTATGTATCAGCATCTGCTATTTCTACATAACTGTTTGTATTGAGTACAAGTGCCATTAGTTCTCTCCTTAAGGTTTAATATTAGGCGTGGAAGATAGGCAAGATACCCAAGTTCAGTGCGTCCATTTTACGTGCATACGAAGCAGCTGCGCCCATAGTTGCGTTAGTCGAGAAGGCAGTTGTAGAACCAGCCCAGTCGTAACCCATTGGGTGCATTGCGTAGCCCCAGCGATACCAAACGTTGGTAGAACCGCCACCCATGTAAGAAGCAGCCGAACGGTCAACTTCAACAGGTGTTGGGATTGGCATAGCAGCAGAAGCTACAGAACCTGGCTTGATGATGAAAGTAGTCTTTGTAGACTGAGCATTCACTTCAGCTTCGGCACCCAAGTTACCTTGGTTTGCACGAGTCATGATGAGGCGGAATTTGCCACCGAAGATAGTTGTGAACTCGATGTTACCTTCAGTAACAGTAGTTTCGTCAACCAAGTTAGCAGCACGCATTTCAGCCATTACTTCAGGAGAAGTAACCATGTACATGAAATCAGGCTCATAGTCTTTGAATGCAGCGCCGATGGAGCGGAACAAACGCTCACCACGGGCAGCGCCCATTGCAGAGCTGTCAAACAATTTACGAGCGTCAGAAGCGCTAGTTGCAGCGTCGCCGTGCAGACCGAGAGCGTTAACGTCTACGAAAGAACCAACACCAGCAGCGTCAGCGTCTGTGTCGAAGTCTACGATACCGGAAGTGGAACCGAGGCTAACTTCGTGAGCAGCAACACCCTTAAGAACAGACAACAGAGCGTCATGTTCGTCTTGAGCACGTACTTCAGCGAAGTCACGAGCGATTTTAGCAAGACCATCGGCTTTGCTTACAACTTCTTGCATGTTAACTTGCTCTGCACCGAAAGTACGAACAGTCTTAACGAAGTCAGCAACGTCTGTGGACAGACCAGTGTATGTACCGTCTGTAGCCGAAGACAAAGAAGCAACGTTTACAGTTGCGCTCAAAGGCTTGTACCAACGGAATTGACCGATGAAGCTTTCACCGGAAAGGTCGATGCGCTGGTCGGAAGCAACGATGCCTGTGCCGTTCAGTTTCTTAGCTGTTGTGTAAGCTTCGTCTGAGTAAGCGGAGATTGCCAGAGCGATGTTCTGGAAGTCTGTGTTTGTAATAGCCATTTTAATAATTCCTTTATAGCTGTATAATAGTAAGAGTTATAGGTTAAAGTTACCTAGTTTACCTTTAGCTGCAAGAGCAAGGATTTCAGTTGTAGACATTTCACCAATAGATTTGGAAACGTCTGTTGAAGGTGCTCCTGCAGGAGTACCTGTACCTGCGCCGCTGTTAGTTTTAGGGCGGAACAGGAATGAGTTATCTTCGGATTTAGCGTAGGATTCAACAAAATCTGCAATAGTCAGACCTGAAGTGTGTACCCAGCCACCCTCTTCACCTTGTGTAAGTTGTTCTACGATTTCACGACGAGCCATGTCACGTGATTTATCGTTACGGAAGTCCATGCCAGCCAGAGCTTGGTTAAGCACATTGTCACGAGACAGTTTAACGTTCTGCTCTTCGAATGATGCCAACTTAGCACGTGCGTCTGCAAGTTCCATTTCCAAAGCTTCTTGAAGTTTGCCTTCTTCTTTCATACGGGCAATAGCGTCTTCTTTAGCTTTAGCTTCCATGTCTGCTTTCATCTTCAAAGCGTCATCACGCTCTTTAGACATGCGGTCCATGTTTTCTTTCATCTTAGCCAAACGTTCATTAACGAGGGCTTCGACTTCGTCTGCAGGTGTTACTACTTTTTCTTCTGCTGTTTCAACAACAGGAGCTTCAGTTTCGGGTGTAGTTACATCTTCGGTTACTACTTCATTTTCTACTTGATTTTCCATGATAATTCCTTTCCTAGCACAGCTAGAATATAATATGATTATGAGTCACAGACTCGTTTAAATTCGTTATTAGAACACAAGTACAACTTATGGTCCAATCCCATACCAGTCGTTTCCGTCCCGGAAGGGTTCGAGCAATTCCTTTGGAGTGATTTTGTTAACAGGGTTAATCAAACCATCGTCATAAGCTCTTTGTAAGTATTTGTTGTATGTCGCTCTGGACAGACCAGACTCTCGCATTGCTTTAAGAGTCTTATGTATCGTACCTTCTTCTAGCGCATCTGCATAGATTTGCCGAAGGGCAGATTTAGCGTTAACCGCTTCACCTAGGTTTGTAAAGAAAGCATCGTGGATAGTTCCAGTGTCTACTTTATTCTTTTTCCCCCATAAGTGGAATTTCCTGACAAGCACAGCATCGTTACTGTGGTTGCCATTAACACCTAATCCAATCGCAGCGTCTTGGATTGATTGTGAAGATAGTAGCTTACCATCT